TAGGGTCTTTTACTTCTGCTCAACTAGCACTTGCAATAAGCGATGAAACAGGGACTGGTAAAGCCGTATTTGCAACAAATCCAACATTGACATCGCCAACTTATGCAGGAACTCTTACAGGCTCTACTGACATACTAAACATAGGCTCAGGTCAAATCTATAAAGATGCTTCAGGCAACGTGGGGATTGGGACTGCTTCACCAACTCAAAAGTTACAAGTAGCAGGTAATATAGCTCTGCAAGGTAGTACATCAGGAACTGTAACATTACAAGCACCAGCGGTAGCAGGGAGTACGGTCTTAACTTTGCCAGCGGTAACAGGAAACGTCTTAACAACTACAAGTGGTGTAGCACACACAGTCCAAGTATTCACATCAGGCTCAGGCACATACACTCTACCGACTAACTGTAAAGCTATTAAGGTCACGATGGTTGGTGGTGGAGGTGGTGGCGGTGGTGGTGGTACTGGTAGTTGGGGTATCGGAGGGGCTGGAGGTAATACTACTTTTGGAGCTAATACTGCAAATGGCGGAAACGCACCGGCTGCACCTTATGGTACTGGTGGTGGTGGTGGATCGTTTACTTTAGGTGTTGGCTCAGGGTATGGGATAGTTGGTGGGGCGGCTGGCGATGGTAGCATAACTACAACTGGAGGTACTGCTAGTAATGGCATAGGTTCAGCAGGAGGAGGCACACCATTCGGTAGTGGTGGGGCTGGTGGGGCTTATGTTACCAGTGGAAGAGCGGCCTCCGGCAATACAGGCGCTGGGGGTGGTGGTGGAGCTGCTGGTAATGCTACGGCTACTACTCTTTATGGTGGCAATGGTGGTGGAGGGGCTGGGTATTTAATGTCCTTAATAGCTTCTCCTTCTGCTACCTATTCGTATGCTATAGGGGCTGGAGGTACAGCCGGTGCAGCCGGTGCAGGGGGAAACGCGCAGGCTGGCGGTGCTGGTGGCTCAGGTGTAATTATAGTGGAGGAATATTATGTTTAATCTAATACGTCACGTTATCTTAAAAGACAATGTTGTGGTCAATGTTATTGAGTATGAATCAGCGCAAACTGGCTGCCCTGAAGGTTTAGAAGATGTCATTGCTTTAGCTTCAGATGAAGGTCAAATAGGTTGGATATATGCTAACAACACATTCACTGATCCTAACCCACCAGTTGCACCTGATCCATTACCAGAACCAACACCTCAAGAAAAACTAGCAAATGCAGGTCTTTCAGTGGATGAACTTAAAGAATTATTAGGACTAAAATGATAAACTTAAATTTAACAGTACAAGAAATTAACCTTATCCTACAAGCACTGGGTCAAGCACCTTATGCTCAAGTAGCTGAAATTGTAGAGAAGATAAAAGCACAAGCTGTGCCTCAAGTTGAGGTATTACCTAAAGAAGAGGTTGCTGAGTAATATGAAAATAGAATGGTCTGAAGCTTCTACTAAACGAGGTATCATATGGGTTGCAACTGCTGTAATAGGAAGTGTATTTGTTTTCCTAGGTAAGCCTGTAGACCAGTTATTATTACTTGCTGGTGGAGTTGCTGGTGGTCTAGGTGTACTGTTGAAAGACTGATGGGATATATAGTTATTGCCATAGCAGTTTTATCTGGAGGGTTTGGGTTTACTTTTTCACATATGATTGATAAAGCTGAGATCCAGCACATGTCTGACAGCATTGCTGCACAAAATAGAGAAGCAGAACTACAGCTTGCGACGCTGACTGAGAAGGCTACCAAAGCTCATGATGAAGCTTTAAAACTTAACAAAGATTTGGAGGATGCCAATGTATCAGCGATCAATGCACTCAATAGTCAACGTGATTCTTTTAAGTCTGTGCGGATGTACGACAGCGGTAGGAAAAGTAGTAGTTGCGCCACAACAAAAAGTAATAGTTCCCAAGTCGTTATTGAATCAGATGAAAATAGATACGAACTTTCAAACGAACTTACGGAATTTCTCAAGTCTGAAGCCTACAGAGCAGACCAAGTAGCAGAGTATGCTAAAATATGTCAAAAGTTTGTGGTGGATAATAATTGTGGGATAACTAAATAATGTTTGGGCTAACCGCTTTTGCGCAATCTTCATTTTCTGATTTTGAGCATAATACAACATCGTATGGAAATTATTTATACGCAGGATTAGACGCTAATATTCTTAATAATAGAAGCATAACTGCATTAAATGGTGTTTATAACTATACAGGCAATAATGCAAGTTTACTTGTTAATAGAAACTTAACAGCAGCCAGCGCAGTAAATAGGACGATTGCTTTTTCAGAATTACCTTTTGCTGGACTTGATTTAGTAACACAAAATAAATCCTATACATACATAGGATTAACATCAGATTTGCTTGTTAATAGAAATCTAATTGCACTTAATGGTGTTTATACTTATACAGGTAATAACGCTGTATTTTCTCAAACATTAACTGCATTAAATGGTGTTTATAGTTGCACAGGCAATAATGCAAGTTTACTTAAAACTTATAAAGTATATGCCATTAACGGTGAATATGGTTATGTAGGCTTTACATCAAGAAGAAAGATATTTATTGGTAACTGGGAAATGGGAGAGGATTTTGTTGATGTATGGACTTGTCAGGACGATAATACTTCATCAGTATGGACAAAACAAACACCACCAACTGCAACTTGGAATTAAAAAATGAATTATGCAGAAATTGTAAGTTTAACGCTTGGTTATGCTGATAGGCAAGATACAGAGGTAACATCTCGCATTGATCTATTTATGCGTGTTACTGAGGCTCGCATTAATAGGCTTCTTATGACGCTTGATATGTCATGCAGAGCTACAACACCAATGAGCAGCACAACTGAATATTATTCATTGCCAATCAACTATTCTGTTATGCGATCTATTAAGGTTATTGATAATAATAACTCAAAAAGTAGAGTAACTTTGTTGCAAGTCAATCCAGAACAGATGGCGAACATTATTAACAATGGTGAAACACAATTTCCATGCTATACCGTTATTTCTGGAGATATTCAAGTACAACCTTTTTATGATAATACTCATTCACTAGAGATTAATTACTTTCAAACATTGCCACCATTATCAACTAGCATAACAACCAACTGGCTTTCTGACTCCAATCCAGATGCTTATATTTTTGGATTATTAGTTGAGATTAATAGCTTCATAAAAGATGCAAACTCAGCCACTATGTGGGACGCTAGATTTAATCAAGCATTAAGTGAAATAACAAACAATGATTCCAAGTCTACTTGGTCAGGCACTTCTTTAACTACTTTCCCAGGGTAATTATTATGGGTTTAGAAACAGGCAGTACAATATCAAGTCTTATTACATCAAATCCTACTAGCTCTGATCCTGTAAACCAAGGTGATGACCATTTAAGATTGATTAAATCTATATTAAAAGCACAATTTCCTGGTGCTGCTGGATCAGGTTTTGCTATACCGATTACAGCAACTGAGGCAGAGATAAATGCCTTACATGGGTTTACCAATATAGGCTTTGCATCTGGTACAAGGATACCATTTGCACAAGCCGCAGCTCCTACAGGGTGGACTCAGGATATTACTGATAATGCTAATAACCGTATGCTTAGAGTTTCAAACGGCACAGGAGGTGGTGTTGGTGGTACTGATAACCCTACATTTAATAGTACAGTACCATCACATACCCATACATTTACTGGCTCTGTGATGGCAACGCATAGTCATGCAGATTTGGGTCATAGTCATAAAGTGAATGCTCTGACTACTGGTGGTGGTGGATATTGGGCGCCAGGTGGGTCTGGACAAAACAATCTAGCTGCAGGAACTACAACTGGATATGCAAATATACAGGCAGCATCAGCAGGCACACCATCTGGAACAATTTCAACCAATGCTAGCTCTGCTAATTGGGCGCCTCGTTATATTGATATGATTATTTGTTCTAAAAATTAATGGAAATTAAAACAGTATTAACATGCCCATTAGGTGCAAAGTGTGAAGAGATAAAAGACAATGCAATCCATCGTTGTGCATGGTACACAAAGTTAGCTGGAACTAATCCTAATACAGGCGAAACTGTTGATGAACACGGTTGTGCTATGAGTTGGTTACCAATGTTAATGATAGAAAACTCTATGCAACAACGCTCTACTAGTGCCGCCGTTGAGTCTTTTAGAAACGAAATGACTTCTGCTAACCAAACAAGCCAGCAATTATTATTAGCTACTCAAGGTAAACTGTTATGACATTATTAAAAATTAATAATTTGGGTATGCAAAATGTTAATTTTGATTTAGAACCTTGTGACTTACCACCAGAAGTATTTACCTATGGCACAAACTTTAGGTTATTAAATAATAAAATCGTTGGCTTTAACATGTCTAAGACACTAGCCACTCCACCATCTAACTTTAAAGCAGGTGTAATTCAGCCAATATTGGGTGCTAGTGGTAGTTTTTATGTGCTAATAGGGCAATCATCAGCATGGGCATATAGCGGATCCTCATGGACAAATATTACATCTGCTACAGGTTATCCAGGCATTAGTACAAACGGTGAATTATTTTGGCATAGTTGTTTGCTTGGAAGCATACCAATATTTAATAACAAACAACATTATCCAGAATATTGGTCGCCACAACAAACTGCACAGATACTTCAACCACTTAACTTTAAAGTTGGTAGCACTTGGCAAGCAATGGGCTATAGTGCTGATATTATACGTTCTCATAAAGACTTCTTGTTTGCCTTAAACCTTTCAGAAACTGGAACTATTTTGCCATCAACTTACCGATGGAGTCATCCTGCTGATGTAAATGGCTTGCCGTACACTTGGGACGAAACAGACTTAGCATCTATAGCTGGAAAGGCATCTATTGGTGGCGATATGGGCGCATTGATTGATGGAAAGACCTTGCGTGATGCTTTTGTTCTTTATTCAGAGCGAGGCATCAATATATTAAATTATGTTGGCGGTGAATTTGTATGGCAACGGCAGGTATTGTCTGCAAATCATGGGTTATTAGCTAAGAACTGCCTAGCAGAAGCAAATGGCGTTCATTATTTCTTATCTGATGGCGATATTTTATCGAATGACGGTAACTCTATACGGTCTATATTAAATAAACAGTTAAAAATACGCCTAACCACTAATATAGATTCTACTTATTATGCCAACTCGTTTGCCTTAACCAATCCGATTACTAAAGAGATTTGGTTTTGTGTTCCAGAGGTAGGCAATACATTGCCTAACATTGCCTTCATATTTAATTATGTTGACGGCACTACATCAATTCGCAACATACCAAACACTACAACAGGTTTAGCATTTGGTGTGAATCTTGCTGTGCCTTTATTGTGGAGCAATATATCTGACACTTGGGACACATCATCAAGAGTTTGGACGTACGATCAAACATCAGTATTCTCTAAAACGATTGTAAGTACAAATAACGTCAATAGCGCAATAGTTTCACTAGAGCTAGACGATAACACTACTGTTCAAAATACGTTGCTAGAAAGGCTTAGTTTTGCCTTAGAAGGGCAGGAAGTGGTAACAACAACACAAAGTGTATACCCACACTTAACATCCAACGAATCAGTTAGTATTCAACTTGGATCACAAGATTTTGTAGGTGGCGCAGTAAGATGGAAGCCAGAAGTGTTATTTGATCCTAAAACAATGCGTAAAGTAGATATTAGAACGACTGGAAAGCTACTGTCATGGCGCATTAAGTCAACTGGTTTATTACCATTTACTTTAAGTGGTTTGGATATAGAATATGTAACTAATGGGGTGAGATAATGGAACAACCTCCTTTTACAACATCACCAGAACTTAAAGAGTATTTAGTAAGACAACTTACTGCTGTTAATTATAAGGCTGATGATCTAGGTAATCTATCAGCATTAACTGCATTGCCAGCGAAACCGCACATAGGGAAGATTTATTATTTTTCCAATGCGATACTGCCATACATTACTTATGAAGGCGCATGGGTATATACTTCATATGGCTGGACATCGTTATCATCAATGTCATCTGCTCCTTATGGTGCATTTGCAGATACTTTAACGCATACGGTAACAGCCAACACAGCTAATGCTATGACATTTAATACTACTGATTATAGTAGCAATGTCAGTATGGTTAGTGGATCAAGGATAACAGTTGCATATAGTGGCTTATATAATTTGCAATTTAGTACGCAGTTTCAAAATATAGATAATTCATTACAGGACGTTAGTATTTGGTTGCGTATAAATGGCACAGATGTTGTGGGTTCTGCAGGATATATTTCTGTACCCAATAGTCATGGTGGTATAGCAGGACATAGCATTAATGGCTGGAACTTCTTTGTTAGATTAACTGCAAGTCAATATGTTGAAATCTGGTGGTCTACAACAAGTGCAAATGTAACTATACAAGCATATACAGCAGGAACTTCACCAACTAAACCATCAACTGCATCTAATGTAGTAACAATGACTTATGTAGCACAATGAATAATTATAATATAGTAGCATTACCACCAACATTAGTAGAAGTATTGTGGGAAAAGATTGTTCCACATCTTAAAAAAGCTATTGAAATATCAAATGGTGAGCTTACTGAGGAAGGAATAAAAAGAGTCCTATTGTCAGGAAACAATATGGCACTCCTTATTTGTCGTAATGAACACATTGTTGCAGTGCATACTTTAGAAGTAAGAGAACTTTCAGAAGGATTGCGTGTCCTCCATATTAACGCTATTGGTGGTGAAGAAATGGGCGCATGGTTTGAACAATATGTGCTTGTAATGAGAGCTATAGCAAAAGACTTAAACTGTACAGAAGTCAGAGGTTGTGCAGTTAGAAATGGTTGGTTAAGGTATCTTAAAGGCTTAGGATTTGAAAAAATATCATCAACAGTTAGATTAAAACTAGGGGAATAACATGTCTGGAAAAATATATAAAAACTCATTTAAACTAAATGAAGCATGGGGAGATGGTCGTAGAGCTGCTCAAACAGGTTTGCTTATTGGTACTAACCCATTTTCTGCTGGAGTTCCTGCTTACCAAGCATGGATAGACGGCTTCAACAACACTTTCGCATAAGGAGAAGGTCATGTCAGGTGGTGGAAGCTATAATCAAAGCAACGCAAACAACCAAAGTCAGTTTGCTCAGAAAATACCAAAGTGGCAATCTGATGCGCTTACTCAAATGTACAATGCAGCAGCAGGTACTTATGGTAATGTTGGAAATACCATTAATCAACAAATGGGTGGAGCGCAAGATTACATTAACCAAACTAACCAAGCTGCAATGCCAGAATGGCAAAACCAGTTAGGTGGTGGTGTATATCAAGGCATGGATAATGCTAATAAACTTTCTGAGTCATTACAACAATCGTTAAATGCTCCAACTAATACACAAAGCATTTATTCTCAGATGATGGGTGGACAGGGTAATACCTATGCTGATGCAATGAAAGCTGGTTATACTGCTGATGCTAATAGAGCAACTGCTAATATGCTATCTAATCTTGATGCAAGGGCAACAGCTTCAGGAATGTCTGGCGGTTCAAGACATGGCACTGCTACTTCTCAAGGAATGTATGATATTAACAGCAACCTGCAAAAGAATTTAGCAGATGTTGGTTACAATACTTTTGACAAAGACTTACAAAATAAACTTAACATTGCACAACAAGCAGATCAAGGAACACTTGCTAGACAACAGTTAATGTCAAACATGTTGGGTCAGCAACAAGGCGTTTCTACTGGTGCTTTAGGTATGGGTCAGAATATGCAAAATCTTGGTATGGGTTCTTTTGCTCCTGGCATGATGCCTTGGCAAAACATTAGTAACTATGCAAATGCTTTAGGATCACCAACAGTTCTTAATTCAGGTAGCAGTTCTGGAAACAGCAATGCTATGGGCATGAGTGGCGGTGGTGGTGCTAAGTAATGGGTAGTTTATTGGAGTTATTAAGTGGCGGTGGCAGTCTTGTTGATTTACTAAGAAAGAATCCTATGGGAGGCTCTGGCAATGCCATGTCTGGACAGGTTGCAGGTGCTGTATTGCCACAAAGTTCATTAAATCAAGCATTAACAGGATCACCAACAGCCACTAATCCTATGATGTCACCAACAATAGGATCAACAGCAACCATTCCTGCACAAAAACAAAGTAATCGTAGTTGGGAGAAATGGGCGCAACCACAAGATGTTTCTGCTGGATTAGTTGCAGGACAAGCCAACGACCCAATGTATAATCAAATGATGCAACAGGTTATGCAACAACAACAGCCTCAACAACAAAGACAACCAATGACTTCTGTTGGTGTAGCGCAGCTTCCACAGACAGGTATTCCACAAGCTACTATGCCTCAAATGCCTGGTGCTATTCATCCAAACGAAGATATGATGTCATTATTTAGAAGATTAATGGGAGGTGCGTAGTGGCATTTAATATTGTTGATATGTTAAGAGGTGATATTGTCCAGCGACAACAACCTCAACAAAATTCAAGCTCAGGTCTTGGCGAGATGCTTTCATATCTAATGCAAAGTAACAACCAACCTGTTGCAAAAGTTCCTGAGCAAGCACAATACTGGAATCCTCCTAGTTTAAGTGAGATTGCTCAAGTTTCTGCTAATAGACGACAAGAAAAGCAACAGGAAGATTCTTTTGCAAAGTTGCAGGAGTTAATTGGCACTAAAGGCACACCAGGTAATAACATTCCAATACCATTTAGGGGTGCAGTAATGCCAACTAAAGGAACTGGATTGCGTGGAGGTGGAAGTTTAGAAGATTTTGCTATTGGTCTTGCTGGTCTTCCTGATAAGGTTTTAGCAGCTCAAGGCTTTGATATGATGACTAATTTGTCAAAACCACAAGCTAAACCAACACTTCATTCAATGGGCGCACCAAATAAGCCTGGTTACAAAGTTAATTTTTATCTTGATGATAATAATCAACCTGTACCAGTTGGCGAACCGTACAAAGCAGATGGTGGTATTAATATTAATACTGGTGCTACTGGTGCTATGGGTAACTTATTAACTAAAGAACAAAAACAACAAGCTGGAATACCTGAAGCAGATGTTGCACAAGTTAATCAATCTGGTGGAATAAACATTGTAAAATCTGCTCCTGCACCAGTTGAATTAAAAGATTGGCAACGAAAAGATTTAGACTTTGCTACAAGAATGATAAAAGCAGATAAGATTTTGTCTGAAGTTGGTACTAATTACAGTCCAGCAGCTGTAAAAGCTGCAAGATTTTTAGAAAATGTGCCATTTGTAGATGATTTAGCTTATGCTAATTTAGATACAAACGATCAAAAGGTTTTGCAAGCTCAACTCCAACTTCTTAATTCTGTATTAAGACCTGAATCTGGAGCTGTTATTGGGGATACTGAATTTTCAACTGGAGAAAGACAATATTTTCCAAGACCAAATGATCCACAGGAATTATTAGATCAAAAGGCTGCAGCAAGAAAAACTGCAATAGAAGGATTGTTGCTTGGAATACCTAAAGAATTTTATCCAAAAGATTATGGATCATATTCTCCATCATCAACAGGAAATTCTAATTTATCGCATACTGATTATTTAAAATCAATAGGGGAAAAACCATGAGTTCCTATGGCGATTTACAAAAAGCATTTTATCTAGCGCAACAAAGAGGCGATACAGAGTATGCCACAAAATTTGCAAAAGAATTAGCAGCACAAGGAACTGATTATAGTGGAAAGCAGATTGAAGAATCAAACCTACAGGCTGGTGATACATTAGGCGGTAATGTTTGGAATGGTAAAGGATGGGTATCTCCTGATAAGTATGATCTGCCATTAAAAACTGTTGCTAGCACACCAACTGCACAAGAAAACAAACCTAAATCATCTATGTTTGGTCTTGGTGGACGTGCTATGTTAGAGGGTGTCGCTGGAGCTCCTGCTGGTATTTATAATGCAATTAGTGCTTTAGGCAATATTGGCATGCCTGAAAATAAAGTTGTAACTCCATTAACACCACCAGAAAGTATAAATACTCAACAGTATGGTACTAAGTTAGCTGATTATTTAGGATTACCACAACCTACTAATGAGCAAGCAATTCCAATGGAAGTTGCAAGAACTATATCTGGATTTGCTGTTCCACTAGGAATGTTAAGCAAAATTAAATCCATTCCATCAATGGCAGCTACAATGATTGGGTCTAATGCTCCAAAAGCAACTGCAATAACTGCTGGTTTATCCAAATATGCTACTGAAAAGGCAAAAGAAAAAGGATTGCCAGAATGGGAGCAAAGTCTTTTTGGAATGTTGACTGGACTTGGAGCTGGTAGCGTATTAGGAATGGCTGCTCCAACATCGAGAGCGGTATTAAGGACAGGACAAAGTAGTTTTGGCGCATTAGAACCATTGGCAGGTAGGTTATTAAATCGTCAAGCTGGTGCTGAAGCTGGTACTGTTGCTAATTTATTAGAAACTGGTGGCGTGCAGGGTGTTAAACCTATTGCTGGCTTTCAACCAAAAACATCAGATATTGCAGGAAACGCTGGCATATCTGCATTGGCAAGGTTTGTTGAAAATGATCCTAATTCATCCACAATATTAAGTGAGCGTTTATTTAACAATGCCAAATCATTAAAAGACTATGTTAATAGAGCTATTGGTTCTGATGCAAGTATAACTAAAAAACAAGATTATCTATATGATGTTGTTAATACTGTTTCTAAACCTATGAGAGATAGAAACTTACCAACTAATATTGATAATGTAATAAATTCTATTGATAACGCACTACTTAAGAACAAAGGAAATCCAGCTATTGAAGGTGCATTACAAAGTATTAAAGAAAAAATACCTGAAGGAGATGTTGGGTTTAATGAAGTTTATAATTTTAAACAGTATATTGATGATGCTTTGCGTGGCAAATATGATGATCCTGCTTCAATGCAAATTGCAAAATCAGGAACAGCTTTGAATAATGTAAAAACAGAACTAGCAAAATCATTAACAAATACTGAATCAGAATTTGGTAAATTCTTAAAAACACAAGCTATTGGTGTAAGACAACTTAATCAATCTAAACAAGCTGAAAAAATGATTAACCAAGCAACTAATAAAACACCAATTATTAGTAATAGAACAGGTATTCAAGAAGAGGTATTTCCATTATCTGCTGCTAACTTAAGAACTCAAATTCTTAATGAAAAAGCAATAAGTAAGTTATCACCTAATCAGCAAGTTATTTTTGAAAATGCACAAAGAGCAGCAGCCGCAGGAACAAGGGGAAGCATGGGCATGGCTAAAGGATCAAACACCACGCAGAACCTTAAAATGAATGAATTAATTTCTGATGATGTTACTAGAGCATTACTTGGTTCTGATGTTAAAGATCAGCCTGGCATCTTATCTAATATTTTACGTCCAGTAACAAGGGGATTATCAAATGTTACTGGTAGAACTGGTGAGATTGCTGACATATTAGCTAAAGCAGAACTAGACCCTGCATATGCAGCCATGTTGATGCGAAAATATAAATTATCTCCAACTACTGATATGAAATCGGCTGCTGGTCGTAATGCTCTGTATGGCGCATTAACACAATATCAAAATAAATAAGGAGAATCGCCAATGACATTAGAGGAAATAGTTAATAGTTTAAAATCTGCTGGACAAGATTATGGTCAGTTGTTTAACAATAATCCAAAGTACACGGCTGTAGCATCAAATGTTACTAAAGGACTTGAAAATCTTGTTCCACCACAGTTTACTAATACTCAAGATGCTAAAAGCCAAGAATACAGCAAGAAGTTAGCTGAATGGGCTTTAGGAAATGGTATGGGTATGAGCGGTATGGCGTTGGGTACTAAGATACCTAATCCTATTAAAGATAATCTTAATGCTGACTTGCTTAAAAAATACCTATCTACAGGTAAGTTATCGCCAAAAGAAATGGCTCAATATGAAGCTAATGGTTTAGCAATGGAAACGCCACAGTTGCAAAGGTATAATGTTGCTAATGCAATGGCTAATCCTGAAAGACAAGCTTATAAAAACAATTTGGACTTTAATTGGGCGCATGGAAGCCCATCGCCTAATATACAAGAGTTAGTGCCATCCGATATTGGAGCAATGGGACCGGGCGTATATGCAACAAATTATTTCCCTGAAGCAGACAGGTATGCAACAGAAAATATTGGAGCAACAGTATATCCTTTAGCTGTAAACACATCTAAATCATTTAATCCTAAAAAAATAGGAAATATTTATGACATCTTAGATGCTGATAATGACAGAATGCTTGGGCAACGGTTAAGTGCAATGGATAAAGATAGCATTATTCAGACTCAGCCACCAGCTAGAGCTTATTACAAGCATTTAACTGGAGATAATTTAGATATGATTCCAGCCTTACCAGAAAGAAAGCATTATGTAACAGATTATCAAAATAACATACGATCCCGATTTGCCGCCTTTGATCCACTAAGAAAAAACAGTTCTAGTTTGTTAGCAAGTGGATTATTAGGTGCTTTATTATTTAACAATGAAAACAAAACATCAGAGAAAAGATAATGCCATCAAAATCAAAAGCACAAGAAAAGTTAATGCAAGCAGCAGCCCATAATCCAAAGTTTGCAAAGAAAGTTAAGATACCAGTTGAGGTTGCTCAAGAGTTTGTAAAAGCTGATAAAGCTAAAAGAAAAAAATAGTTTTCGCTCGTAGCTTGGGGATACCTAAGTATCCCCTTTTTTTATTTACGAACAAATTGACCATCAAGTAAGATCATTTGTGTTTGATAAGCGTTGTTTCTTTCTTGACGTATTTGTCTATCTTGATTAAGTTCATTTATATAAGCATTATAATTAGCATCATTTCGTTGTTGACGTAATTCATTAGTTATCCTACTTGTTCTTGCTTCTTCTGCCAAATCATAACCAGCATCATCATCGCAAGCTAAAACAATAGTTGGTATTAACAGTAATATTAAAAGTAAGTTTTTCATTTCTTTTCCTCTTTCTTTTTATCTCCAAATATCTTATCCCAATTTTCTTCAAACTTTTTCCTATCATTTATAGGGCGTGGTGCTGAACCTTTACTCATTGTTTTTCCTCCAGTTGTTTCTCTGCCCATCGTACACCATCTTCAAAACCTTCTTCCCATTCTTCAGAATAATATTCCTCACTAAATGATGATGAACGTATTGAGTCAATGTATTCTTCTATTTCTTTTTCACTAATCATCTTTCTTCCCCCTCTCTGCTAACATTGCGTCTGCCATGGTGTACGACAGTCTTGCTAAAGTTTCCATATCAGGAATATTTTTTGGTAATGTTTGCATAGCCAAGCCAGCAAAGTGATCTCGGAGGGATATTCCTTCTCGTATATCTTCTCGCATATCTTCTCGTAACTTACTATTTTCTTCTGCTAATTTAAGTATGTGCTTATCACGCTCATGTAGTTTTGTTTTAACCCACTTTAATTCCAAATCCATAGGTATTTCTAATCTTTCATATTCAACGCTCATTTCTCTCTCCAGTACATACTGTGCATTGCTTTAGTACTTCTTTGTTTATGTGGGATATACTCAAACTTATATGGATTACAGTGTCTTAGCTCTCGTAAAAAATACGCTATACGACACCAGTTATTTTTAATTTTCATCCCCCACCTCCAATGCCGTGTTGCTGTTCTGCCCACTTAACCCCTTTTACAAACGCTTCTCTCGTAACATTAAACATTGACTGATTACCTTCGCTTATTTGTTGTGGTGTTAAAGGCTCTTGCTTCTTAACATATACGTTACCGTCAAGAACTATTGTATTGCCCAGTTCAGGAAAGGTGTCCAATTCATTTAGTTTCATTCCACTACTCTCTTTACATTTTTGATAATCCAAAGTTAAAACACATTCCTTCACAACCAATTCAGCAAACTTTCTTAACTCTTGCTCACAATCATCACCGGATTCAGAAAACCATGAGTCCATAAACCCCGCACGTTCAGCAAGTTCGGCAAGTTTATCGTTCATTCCCCACCTCCAATGCCGTGATACTTTTCAGCATCTCTAAAACCCAAATAATATCCTGCAATGCCCTCGTCTGTTATATTAGCCTCAGCAAGTACATCGAGTTTATCTTCGCTTAAAGGCTCACGTTTTTGTGGTGCTGTGTAGAGCGGTATCACTTCAAATATTTCCCTGTTGTACAAAAAGGGTGTTAAATCAGATACTTGTGTTCTATAGCCTGTTTCTTTATTAACTATTATCCATGCCTCAGGTTGCTGTTCAGACATTAAAGATTTTCTACCTTCTTCATAAGCATCATATACATTACTAACGCAAACACCGTTAGGCATAACAGCCATAGGAGTTGCATTTGATATAGAATCTAGCCCAGTCTGCTCAGGTTGGGCAAGTAACTCTTTTTTTTTACTCATAATACATACCATCTCTAAAATCTATAAATAAATCACATTCAAGTTTATTCAGTTCTTTTTTGAAGTCTCCATGCCACATGAAGTCCTTAGTATCTACTTCAATAGATAAATATCTTGAACAATTTTCTTTTTTATCGCAGTTACTTCCTAAGCAACGTGCGTTTTCATTCGGCAGTGGATACTTCATCTTCATAATAATAATCTCCTAATTCAATGTAATCACCAACACGGGGAGGTGCTTCACCTGTCGCTTTACGATAATACTCTTGCATTGACAAACCTTCCCAGCCATCATGCCATGCATCAGGAACATTTTTTAATTCTTGTTTAACATTGCTCAATGTACTTACTGCTGCACCTGTTAATCTGGATATACTAGCTAAACTATATCCTTTGCTATAAAGAACTTGCAGTAAAAGCGCATAATCAACATCTCTAGCCATTTTTACCTCTGCGTCTTAATTCATCGCAATACAATTCCATGTCTTTACTGCGACGAATAAACTCAACTATTGATGCTGCCATGCCAGTTAATTTGATTGGTTTAGTTTTTTTAATAAAAGCACAAGCTTCACGGGCGTATGGCAACCATTCCATTATTTCAGCTCTGTTAAACAACACAGTGCCATCAATATGCGTGGCAACCTGTTTTGGCATACAATACTTCTTATCTTTGCTAATTCTATCCAACACTAATGCTGTAACACCAATTAATGCCATTATTTCTTTCTTGGTTATGTTTTTTTGATTTATTTTCACAACAACATTTAGTTCTTTCAATTTATCTGACTTACGTTTTGCAACAACTCTTACATTTATAGCTTTCTTATTCCTGTGATAATATTCCAACATTCTAACTCTTTGCTTTTCTTTGCGTTCTTCTGGTGTCATTGTAACCATGCCTTTAGAGATAAAATAATTCCTGCTACTAATAAACACCAGATTTGTATTTCTTGATGCTTAGTAAATATATGAACTGGTTTATTCTTATAGTCTTTCATTTACATGCACTCCAATTTCGTGCGCTATTAGCTTCAAGGTTATCTCTATATTCAATTCTTGCTGCTTTAGCTGCTTTATATAATTTCTTTGTAATATTATTTTTATTTGGTTCACTTAAATAATTTTTTGTTTCTTTTGAAACAACAGTTATATTTATATCTGTATTTTTTAACCATAATGCAATATCTAAAATATCATCAACTTGTTTTTTATCTAAAATCTTATATAACTTTTCTAATCTAGTAGCTACAAAACAATAAATATCTAATTTTCTTGGAATAAATCCATTGCTTTTTCTTTTTATTAAATCCATATCATCATTAGTCAACTTATTATTAATTTTAAAAGTATGTTCCAACCTTAAAATTTTATAATTTGGTTTTTCATAAAAATGATTCATCAAACAAATATCCCATCTCATTTGCAATCTTTCAATATTCATAATATTACCCAAAAAAATGCCCAGTCATAAGCTGGGCGAGTGGTTGCTTCCCCTCAGGAAGTAATTAATTGATTTGCTTTCCAGTCCATTGCTTCACGAACTAGATAATTAATATCTGTATGTTTTGGCGATAATGTTGCGTTCTCTAACAATCCAAATAGTTCAGATCCGTCTGTTTCTGCTATTTCAGCGTTAATTATTGCTTGGCAATAGTCTACAAAGGCTTGTGCTATTAAAATGCCACCAAGCGATTGATCTGTACGCATATCAGTTATTATTTTATCAAATTGCTCTTCCATTAGAAATCACCTTTGTTTGGTGCTACAAATGAAGGAACATTACTTGGAAGCTCAAGAACTTGGTAAATCTGCTCCTCTCCCTTCAGATTCTTTTGGATAATGAAGCTACCACTTCGAGTTTTGTGGATTACGCTGGATTGACTATCATTTTTATAATTTGTACCTGCAAAAATACCAATTATAAAAGTTGTTAATGCTATTGTTGCTATTTGTTTATTGTTCATAATTTCTCTCTAGTTGTTGTTAATGCCACATCCTTGTGGCGGTGGTTAATCCTATATAACATTTACTGGCAATAAATCATCGCCAGCAAAGAAGCTCCATAAAAGTTCTGGTTGTTCTGTATACCTAGAGTTTCCCAACTCGTAGATTTTACCAGCGTCTCCCATTACAGCTGTGGTGCGGTTGCCATGCGATATTACAGCACGATGATCATCCATGATCTGGATGGTAGTAACCCATCCAAAAGCTGTAAACTTACCTGCGATAATATCGCAGTCTTCGTAACTATACGCTTCGGATTTTAATATTTTAATTCTCATCTTATTTACCCCTTTGTATTTCTTGTTAAGTTGGGCATAGATTAAATAATTATTTATCAAATTGCAAATATTTTTTATCTTTCCAGAAAATAAATGCTTCATATGCTCCAACATAACCAAGAGCTACACAAGCGAAAGCCCCTTGTTTCTTGGCTTCCAAGAGATATTCTTGCTGTCCATCTTGCCATTTTGACCGTGTATGATCTTGACGTTTTAATTCACAGACGAACGCAACGCTTGCTGGAATTAAAATATCAGATGCTCCTTTTGTCATGCCTTCACTTTTTTGTTTAGCAACCTGGTGATAAGTACGCAGTCCTTCATTTCTTATGTGCGTTGCAATCTTTCCATAACTGTCTGGGTATTCTCTTCTAAGTTTTGCAAAGAATGTTACTGCTTCAGCAGCTTCAGAAGGACATTCACCTCTAAACTCAATATCACCAAAAACTTTTATATCATTGTGGAACTTCATCGGCATTCCTGTTGTAGTCGTATATCCTAAAAAAATCACCACTTTTTCTATAAGTGATGGTGGTTGGTGTTGTAAAGCCTCCATCAGTAAACGCCATAAAAGCATCGTAGTGCTTCTGCATCTTCATGGTAAACCATACTGGAAACGATCTATACTCGGTTACAAAATCAACCCGTAGGCATTCATTTCCTGCCTTGCTTAGTGTGGGAGTTGCTCGCATTGCAACAACCTTATCAGTTTGTATCTGCGTGGGGTCTTTTTTCTTCATCTGGAAGTCAGAAATTAGCTTGCTGTTTGGGTCAATCAGTTCGTGCTTGCACTCGCAACAATACCTTGCTGCAATATCGTTTTCAGCTTCACAATGCACACAAGGTTTAAACGTCCATCTATAGCTGCATCTAACCAGTTTCTTTATGGTCTTGTTAAATACTTCCCCATAACATCTTCTGCCATGATGGGCTGGCATATCTCCATATTCTGTTTCTAGTCGTATTCCTTCAAGATCAATAAAATATCCATTAATGTCAATCTCATGTTTTGCTTCATTAATTACTGGTGCAAACTGATTTATTGCTCTGCACTCTGGACATTGTGCTTCTATTGCTTCACCAGCTCCACAATTACTTGATGCTTCAATTTCTGGATTAAATAAATCACCATCAGTACAATGACGACTAATATTTTCTGCATAATCAAGAATCAGACAGTCATCTTTGTTGTTATCAATTCTAAGTCCTCTACCAATTATTTGTTGGAGTAAACTAACTGACTCGGTAGCTCTTAAAATAGCCACCAAATCAACGTGTGGGGCATCAAATCCTGTAGTCAACACGCTAACATTAACTAAATATTTAAGCCTTCTAGCTTTAAATAATCGCAGTATTTCAGCACGTTCTTGTTTGGGTGTTTCGCCAGTAACAATTGCTGATAACGATGGCGGTAACGACCCCATTACCTCGCCAGCATGTTGCACTGTAGCTGCAAAAATCATTACACCTTGTCTATCTACTGCTTGCGATACAATATCGCCCACAATTGAGCTGGTGAGCCTTCCTTGTCCATGAAATGCCCTATCAATGTCAGCAGCATCAAAGTTACCCATGCGATTGGTTTGCAACTCCAATGTTTCATAATGACCTGTATTGATTCCCCCAATAGTAGGAGCTGTTAAATAACCTTGTTTTATTAAATCTCTCGCATAAACAGTAAACACTCTTGCGCTAAAGTAAGGATCTTTTGCTTTATCGTCACCATAAGCATTGCCATGCTCGTCCATCCTATATATATAGCCATCACCAAGACGGTATGGCGTTGCTGACAAACCTATGACCCTAAGATTAGGATTACAGGCAACCAAAGATTCAATGATGCTTTTAACGGTTGGTGTTATCCTATGTGCTTCATCCAGTACAACCGCACAAAATTTAGCTCCAAAACGATGAATCTTATTCTTGACGCTAACAGGTGTGCCAAAAACTACTGGATGTTTTAAACATGTTTCACCAACACTTGCACTAAACAAACTGCATTGATTACCAGTATCTCTATATTTCTCTGCATTTTGTTCTAACAGCTCTTTTGATGGGACAAGACACAATATATGTTTACCACCACTAACTTGGTGTAGTGTATTTGCTATTGCTGCAACAATTAAAGATTTGCCACTCCCTGTTGGCAGTTCTAATACGCATGGTGATGTACATTTCTTTATCCAGTCTATAGCAGCATCATGCGCTTGTGATTGGTATGGGCGCAGTTTCATAATCATTAATTACTCAGTTCAATACGTTTAAAAAAAGAATACCATTTTGATGGCTTTGCTGTATTGCCAAGCGTTAATAAACCATGATCATTCTTTAAAATAGCTATTGCTATAGCTTTGTATGATGGAGCTAAATTATTTTTCATTAACTCAGCAGGAACTTCATCAGGGATATCTATTGGATAACCCTGTTCTTTCCATTTATTAATATAATCTTGTATTTTCCCAATCATTTAATTTTATCCTTGCTGCATTGTTTGCTTCTATTTTTTGATAATCATCTAATAAAAAGAAACCACTTTTAAATGTGCTTGGTATTTTATTTGCCAAACACATTGATGACTGCCCAAGCCAAGCTATTCTATTTATACTTGGATTAGATAAAAAATGTTCTGAAGAATATTTCCATGTTTTTATTACTTCATCCATTGAATAATTAAACAACTCAATATCTGATAAAAAAATTGCATATTCTTCTTTGCACTGTTCTTTTGTTTTTCCATCAGGTGGAATAGTGCTATAAAATCCTGCTTTATAGCACTCCCATAGCCACCAAGGATGATAAATCCTAAGCCCATTCTTCTTCATCTGCTTCCCAACTATCAGAAAAACTACGATTTTGAAATAAAGCAGCAACACCAGTTATTTGTTTTAATCTCAATAACTCATCAACACTCATTCCAATATGTTTGCATATCCAAGCATCTCCTTTTCCCATTTCAACAAGCTCAGAAACTATAGTACTCATTAATTCAATATTATGAGAACCTCTAGCTCTGTTATGTCTGATAGTAGATGCCATTCTGTCGCCAAGTTCTTTTTTGATTACAACAATTGGCAGCATGTTATTTTCACGCTCTCTTATGCGCTCACTATTTTTCATTGTTAAATAGCGGTGAAACCCATCTACTACAATGTAAATGTCTTTTGTATCATCGTAATAAGTAACAATTGGCTGCGTATATCCATCTTCCCATATTGATGTTTCTAATAAAGCCATCTCAGGTGGAGCAACTGCATTAGGGTTGTAATCATTTGCAGTTACTTGGCTAAATGGAACGCAAAGTACGTTATAAACTGGAGATTTAAATGTCATATGAATTATCCTTATTGTGGACCTCAAGTCCTGTTAATGGTGGGTTAAATACGCATAGCAGCTCTACTGTAGAAAAAGCTATAAATGAATGCGGATCATTGTTGTCAAGAACGTACATTGTGCCGGGCAATATTCTATGCTTTTCTCCTGTATTTTTATTTGTAATACATCCATGACCTTTTATGCAATAACAAGCTTCAAGATGATTTTTATAATGCCAATGTTGCTCTCCATTTGGAGGTATTATTGTATTTGTTACAGAAAATCCCATATTGTCTTTTTCAAGCAAAAACCTTCTGCTTAAAAACCCTCCTTTTGGGCATTTAACTTCTCTTTCTGTTCCTGCTAACTCATGTAATTTAATTATTTTCATAATTTTTTATATTTTTCCATAATATTACGTTGTCTCAATGATTGTTCTTTTGTTGGAGCAAATCCCATGTATTTACAGGTATGGTCATTTTTTAAAATAGTAATTGCAAATCGTTTCCATGAAGCAATTTCACTATTATTATTTCTTATATCATCAGTATGGTCTGGGTATTTTTTAATTATCACTCTAATTTTGTCTTTCCTTCCATGAGGAGTTAATCCGTTTTCTTTTATCTTTATACGGTTACTTTCTCTTAGTTGTTTTAAAGTACTGTCTGATACGGTTTGCCCAACTCTACCCCAGTATTTTATAGATTGAACAAACCGCATTTTAAAATTTATAGAAACTTCCTCCGGTAAAGTTGCCAATAAAAATTTAACAAATGATTTCCATGTATGTCCTTCTGGAAGCTTAAAAGTATTGTAATTAAGTTGTTTTCCATAAGTTGCTATAAAGTTAGCACCTTGCACTCTGGCACATAATTTAGCCCATGTATGAGGATCAATAACTCGATACAAACCTAAACTAGATTTAGACTCAGACATAAATGGAGACGCAACCCTCATTCTATGAACTGGAATACCTGCTTTATAAAAAATATCGTAAAGCTTGTTGTAATCCCAATCATATATATAATTAGCCGTCCAAACATCTTCTGTTCTCCAATCATAAATGGGGTAACAATTATAAGAATGTTCAGTATTCTTTTTTGTCCACATTTGACCGCCTAATGTTTCCTTGCGTTGATTCATAATTGCTCTAAACCTGTTTAAACTTTCAACAGTTCTAATTCCAATTAAATTTGCGCAAGTTTTGCCTTGTGAATACCATTCTGAAAATCCATCCCAGAATTTATCGTATGGCATATCTTCTTCAAAAAATGGAAAATTATGATTTTCAAAATTAACAATGTAATCTTGTTTTGGCATAGGGCGTATCCATCTTTCTTTATCTCTATTACCCCAGCATTGCCATTCAACTGCATACGAACTTATTGTGCAAGGAAGCGTTATTGGCAAACAACACCAATAAATTTCAAGCAAATCTCTATTTGAATCAAGTATTTTGTGCATAAACTCTACAGACAATTCATAATTTGCTTCATTGTCTAAAATTTGAATGCCTATTTTTTTTGTTATTCCTTTTTCCCTCATATATTTCAAAACAAAATTAAGCATTACTCCAGAATCTTTGCCGCCTGAAAATGAAAGATATATTCTTTCAAAATTATTAAATATAAAATCTAATCTTTCTACGCCTGCATCCCAAACATTCTTATTTCTGTTATAAGTTCTCATGTCAACCTCCAATAACTACTAGGAGGTGATTGATATTTAGTAAGGTCTGCATCAGGCAATAATTCTTTTATGGCTTTAGCGTAGGATATAGCACCATCACGGTGTACTTGTGTTAGTTTGTGTCCAGCAATCTCACTATCCTTTCCACCAGCCAATGTAACTATCTCAGCTAATATATCTTTGCGTGTTGCTTCTAGCTTCTTAATTTCTTCTGTTGCTGCAAGATACAGTTCCAACATTGCTTCACATTGAAGTTGTTGGCGTTTATCTTCCAAATACTTTATACAGACTGGTGCTTCACGTTCCACAAGATACTTATTATAAAATGTTCTAAGTTCCGGTAAGTATTTATCAATAGCTAAAGGATTAAACCAAACTGTTTCTAGCATCTCTCCATGTGCAGACCATTGGTAGAAATGACACCATTCCCTACCAGTAACTAACAACTGTATTTGTATTTGCATCCAGTAATGCGTTTGGTAGTCTATGCTTTTAAACTCTGGTGGGTTTTTGTCACGCAAACCATATGGGCATTTAATTTCAATTAAACCGTCAGTATCGATCAAACCATCTGGTGATGCTCCAAGCCAATCTTCATAAGTATGAAAACCAGTTTCTACTACTTTTTTATCAAACTTCAATTCGTAATCAGCTAAAGCATTGGGTTCGTTATACGTTCCATAGCTAGTCGCTGGATTACCAGTAAACTCACTTGGATAGCCATGATAATCACGAACCATGTTACGCATAACATCTTCACGTTTCATAAATGGCGACAATCCTAGAATTGCACCAACATTACTACCAGTTATACGACCTTTGCGTTTTTCAAACCATTCTTCTGTACGTTGTTGTTCCATTTTTATTTACTCTTATAGTTATAATTAAAAATACACATCCTTGTGCGTTTGGTTATTTACCAGGGTATAGAATCAATATCAACAACACTGGGTTCAGCAGATACTTCTTCTTTAACTGGTGCAGATGCACCTTTGCGTGGAGCTACAGAAGCCACCCAATTACCAGTTCTACCTTCTAAATCCCAAACCATTACTTTTATCAACATTGGTTTATGGAGTAATGCTTTAGCCATTGCCGTGTCATTTGGGGATTCATCAGACTGTGCTAACTTACCACCGCAGTTTGCATCAATAGCAGCTAACATCTTTTTAGCTTTGTCTGATTTTTTAGTATCAGGATCAAATACACGAACCTTTTGGAATATCTTGCGTCCTTTATAAATAGCAGGTTCAGCTATTACCCATCTTAATGAAATGTATTCATCACCTTGATATTCAGCTAATCCTGCCTCGTCAATCATAGCTAAACATGTTGTATTGTCTGGTATGTTTTCAATCATGCCACCAGATGTGAACTCACCATTTGTTGTAATTTCTTGGTTGTCGCTTGTTGTCCAAAAGTTTGCCATTTGTTTATGCTCCGATGCTTGGGATTAAATTTAAAAGTGGATTAGTTCCGTTTACAACCAATAAGTCCTCGCTAATTCCATAACGGTTTTTAGATACGTTGGCAGCGCTTGCATAAGTAACTAATATGCGAGTTCCATCTGATATAGCTTTTTTACGATCTCCATCACCAAAAGTATGTGTTTCCAACTTAAGATAACCACATAAATCAACATTATCTGTATAATGCGAAACGCTCTTTTTCTGCATACGGATGTTATAACGTGTATACGGGTCTTGGTCAGGAAGTTCTATTGTTTCTGTTTCACTATGTGCTATGAATACAATGTTCATGCCCTTAGTTTCATTAAGTATGCCAGCAGCTTTGCGAACCCTGCCATGCAAACTTGACAACGCTTGGAAGCCAGCACCATAACCTCCAAGGGCTTGCGCAATGGTTCGTGGTTTTTTAGGATCAGTATCAACAATGTGATTTGTGAACAAATTATCAAGCTGAGTGACACTGTCAATAACCAATGTTTTATAATCATGATCTTCCTTGATTAATGCAGTTAGTTGTTCCCACAACATATCAACATTAGATAGCAATGGAAAAGCATCAGGTCTTGTTGCTGTTGGTATGGCTTGTAATCCATCTTCAGCTCTGATAAATATAGGTTTTGGAAATGTGGCAGCTAAACTTGTTTTTCCAAGTCCTGCATCGCCAGTTATAGTGCAGATAATCGAACGATCATCTGGTTTTGCAATAGAGCTTAATATGCTCATGGTATTTCTCCTTACGGTTAAAAATCTTTTTCTCTAATTCCGTTGCACATTTTACCGATATAAATTAGAATTGCAACACCTAAACAAATATTTTTTTAAACAAGAGGAAAAACAATGCTAACACCTGAAGAAATCAAAGCTAAATTAATACATCCTTCTTTTAACCTATCTTATTTATCTAGGGAAGTAGGAATCGGATATATGACTCTGTGGAAATTAGCTCACGGGAAATTAAAAGTAATTCCTTATGATTTAGTCAAAAAATTAAGTGACTATTTCAATGTTGCCTGAGTTATGCGATGCAATTAGAGCAGTTGGTTATGAACCACCTTCTAATATAGCAGTTGGTAAAGTTACTCGTTTTTCAACCAACGGCAAAAGAAATGATAGGTCAGGTTGGGTTCATGTATTCGATGATGGAAAAGGCGCAGTATTTGGTTGTTGGCGCAGTGGAGAGCAACACCAATGGTTTGAAAAACGTGATTATGTTCCAGATATACACGAACAAGAAGCCATGCGTCAGCAGTTTGAAGAAGCTAAACGTAAAGCTATTGCTGAACGTGATGCTGCTTATTCTATAGCTGCAAAGGAAGCGCAGGTATTATTTGATAATGCTGTTCCAGTTATAAGTCATGACTACCTTACAAATAAAGGCATACGTCCAAATATGGCTCGTATGTTTGGCGGAAAGTTAATCATACCTGTCTATGGTGCAGACGGAGAAATTCAATCTGTACAATCGATATTTAGTGATGGTGCTAAAAGGTTTCATTCTGGTGGAAAGATGCTTGGAGGTCATTGCTGGATTGGTGATCCTTCTGAGTCTGAAACTCTTTTAATTGCAGAAGGATTTGCAACTGCGGATAGTTTAAACCAAGCCACCAATCTTGCTGTATGTATAGCATTTAACGCTGGAAATCTTAAGCCAGTAACACAAATGATTGCAAGCCAGTATATTGGCAAGAAAATAGTTATTTGTGCAGACAATGACAGTTCTGGCATTGGTATGAGCAAAGCAAAAGAATGTGGCGTTGATATTGTATTGCCAACTATTGATGGTGACTTCAACGATATGATGTCAGAAAAAGGAATTGATGCAGTTCGTGACATTGTATTTGGAAAAGTAAAGCAGGAAGGCTTGTTCATCACCATTGAAGATATGATGGCAAGCATCAAGAAGCCTAATTGGTTAATTAAGGGAATACTTGAGCGTGGCTCAATGAATCTTCTTTTTGGTGAGTCAGGTGCAGGTAAAAGTTTATTTGCAATGGATTGGGCGTTTTGCGCTGCAACAGGTAGAAACTGGCATGGTCATAAGATAAAAGAAGAGCTTAAAACTTTAATTATTATGGGTGAAGGTTTGCGTGGTGCTTCAATGCGCTTTAAAGCATTATCACAAAAATATGGAGAACCGCCAAAGAATATTAGATTAAGCAGACGATCCATTAATCTATTAGATAGTAAAGAAGCTGATGAAATATTAAAAATAGTAGCAGAGTTAGATTTTAAACCTGATATTATTATTATTGATACGTTGCACAGAAACATGGTTGGAGATGAAAATAGCTCTGAAGATATGGCAATGTATTTTAAGTCTATAGAATTACTTGCCAGACGTTTAGATGCTGCTATTGTAACTGTTCACCATTCTGGACATGGTGATAAGGGAAGATCAAGAGGTTCATCATCTATTAAAGCTGCAATGGACGCAGAGTTTTGTGTCACCAAGAATGGTGATGGCATTACTTTTTCATGCACCAAGTCAAAAGACTTTGGATTTGGTACTGATATGAGTTTTGTCATTAAAGAAGTAGAGTTAGAAGGTGAAGTATTTTATGATGAAGATGATGATAAGCAGATCACCAGTGTTTATTTAGAGTATCAAGGTGTTGCTAAGAAGGAAAAATCATTGCCAAAGAAATTGCAAAAGGCACTTGATAGTTTAGTTTTGGCAGCAGAAACTATTGGAAAAGAGCGTCCAGAACTGTCCATTTTAGGTTCTGGACAGATAATTGTTTCACTGTCCGAATGGAAACCATTTTTTAATGAGGATAAAGAGCTTGCTTCAAGGCGACAAAACTTTTCAGAGTGCAGAAAAGAGTTGTTAAAACAAGAGCTTATAGCTGTTGATGGAGATTATAGTTGGATATTATAATCTGTCCAAGTGTCCAAATTGGACATTATTGGACATGTTGTACAGGATTAATAAAAGTGTACGTACTGTCCACACCCCCTTAAGGGGGTGGACAGTGGACACAAATCTCGGACAAGGAATTGTATGGATAAAATTAAAAGACATGAAGGACTAATTATGTTATATTAATTTTTAATATAACTAAGTGAGTTTTGAAATGGATAATGAAGAAAGATTAAATAAACAAAAATTAGCAAAAAGAATTTATCGTTTAAAAAATAAAGAAATTGGAAATGATAGGGATAAAGTTTATGAAGAAAAAAATAAAGAAAAAATAAAAGAAAAAAAATCTTTGTTTTATTTTGCTAATAAAGAAAGATTAAACAAAGAAAGATGCGAAAGAAGATTACGACAAAAATTGAGAGAATCTATTGAATGAAATTTTAGAGTTTATAAAAGAGCTTGAAGAAGTTTTTAAAGTACAAGCAAAAGCAATTAAGATTAATGACAAGGTGGTGTTACATGATGGTAAATTTCAACAAAAAAGAGATGGACTTAAATTATGAAGAAAGATTACGTTGTATCGTGGTATTTGCTACCGTTTGTATTGGTAGTATATTTTTTTATATTGTTGGTGGGCATTGTTAGAATGGTGTTTAACAAATGACAGACGAAGAATGGTTTTATAATATGTGTGACCGTATTAATAAAATGCCAATAGAAGCGCAGTTAGAGGCGTTTTTAGAAGAAGTTAAGGATAAGCCTAGAGTTAAAGCTTTTGTCCTTGTGATGAGGCTGTAATGAAGCACAATCATTATTTTAAAGATGTACGGCATATTGACGGCATTGACGTTTATCGGGTGTTGGAATTGTTTAATGTAACAGACCCTTGTCTGCAACATGCGGTAAAAAAGTTGTTGTGTGCAGGGAAAAGAGGTGCAAAGGATGAAGAGCAAGATGTTCAAGAGGCAATGGATACGTTGGAGCGTTATCAGGATATGAAGGTGGAGGAAGATCTGCATGATTAAACGGACAAAGATTTGCAAACATAAGTACCAGGCAACTTATGTTTCATGGCGCAAGAAAGTTTGTGTTGATTGCAATAAAGAGTTTCCATTGTATGATTTAAAGATTGAACACCAAAGGTAATAATAATGGCGTTAAAGGTTAGCAACAAGAACAGAAAGAAATTAATAATGTTCAAGGCAAATGAAAAAAGTTATGAAACCAAAGATTAAGTGGGTTGGAAATTACTGGAGGTGTTATAGTGCAGACAGAATTGCTTATGGTGAGTCACCAAAGGTGGCGTTTATTAATTGGAAATCGCAGTATTTTTAATAACTAATTTTAAGATAAGGAGTTGTCTAAAAAAGACAAAATTAGATATGGCAACATTAGGAAAAGCAGGTGGAGAAAAAACAGGTGGTCGTCAAAAGGGCGTACAAAATGTTGCAACTGTACAAGCAAGACAAGCTATTGCAGATTTTGTTGATGGAAATGCTCACAGATTAACAGGATGGCTTGACCAAGTTGCTGAAACAAATCCAGAGCGTGCGTTTCAGTTATTTCAAAGTGTTATTGAATATCATGTTCCAAAGTTAGCAAGAAGTGACAATACTGTAACAGGTGCAGTTGGTGGAGCAATAGTCCACAGGATAGAGGTTTCATTTGGCGACGATTAAGGCAAAGTTTCCTCCAAGTCTTAAAGATATATTTAAGCCAAAAAGATATAAAGTAATTTATGGTGGACGTGGATCAGGAAAGAGTTGGAGTGTTGCAAGAGCATTAATCATTAAGTCTGTTAATGAACCGATAAGAGTTCTTTGCGCTCGTGAAACACAGAAGTCTATACAAGAATCAGTACATAAGTTGCTCAAGGATCAGATTGATATACTTGGTTTACAGCATATGTTTACAGTTCTTGAAACAAAGATAATTGGAATTAATGGTTCTGAGTTTAGTTTTGCAGGTATTCGTCAACAAGGCATTACAAACTTAAAGTCTTTTGAAGGTGTTGATATATGTTGGGTTGAAGAAGCTCAGGTTTGTACTAAGAAATCATGGGACGTTTTAATACCTACAATAAGGAAGCCAAACAGCGAAATATGGATAACATTCAATCCTGAATTAGATACTGATGAAACATATGTTAGATTTGTATTGACAGATAATGAAGAAGCTGTTGTTATAAAATGCAACTATTCTGATAATCCTTGGTTTCCAGAAGAACTTGAAAAGGAAAGGATAAATTGGTTAAAGCGTGATCCTGAAGGATATAAAACAGTTTGGGATGGAGAATGTCGTCCTGCTGTTGAAGGTGCTATTTACGTTAATGAGATAACTAAACTTCATCTTGAAAAAAGACTAGGAAATGCTCCATACGATCCACTATTGAAGGTTCATACAGTATGGGATTTAGGTTGGAACGATTCAATGTCTATATTGATGGCGCAACGATCAGGCTCTGGTGAAGTAAGGATTATCGACTATATTGAAGATTCACATCGTACTTTAGATAGTTACATTGCTGAATTGAATACAAAGGGTTACAATTATGGCACGGACTATATTCCTCATGATGGACGTAGTAGAGATTTTAAGTCTGGAAAGTCTACTGAAGAAATATTAATGGCATTAGGAAGAAGTGTTAATGTTTTAGGACGCGAGGACATCGAGGAAGGAATCAAGATGGCAAGGATGATGTTTGGTAGAGTTTGGATTGATAAGAAAGCGTCAGAGTTACTGAATCAAATCAAACGCTATAGAAGAACACAAAACCAAAGCACTGGTACATTTGGCGCACCACTTCATGATGATAGTTCACATGGTGCTGATTGCTTTAGGTATCTGGCTATGGCAGAACAGAATATGACAAATGACTCTTGGGGTTCAGGAGCATTAGATTATTCATATATACAAAGCGGTATAATTTAACAACAGAGGATTAAAAATGGCTAAGTCTAAATCAAAAAAAGCTCCATCTCCAATGATGCCTGGTAAGAAAAAAGGCTGCTAATAATGGCTAAAATGAATGATTCAGAGATATTGGCAATTATCCAAAATGAAATGGCTAATGCAGATATTACGACAACTTCATCTTCTGCATTACAAGAACCTTTAAGATATTATCTTGGGCTTCCGTTAGGTAATGAACAGGAAGGGCGTAGCTCATTGGTATCAACAGATGTTGCTGATGCTATTGAGTGGATAATGCCTCAGATTATGAAATCATTTACTCAGAATAATGAGGTGGTGGTTTTTGATCCTGTCAATGAAGGAGATGAATTACAGGCGCAAATTGAATCAGAATATGTATATGATGTATTGATGAAGCAAAATGATGGGTTTACTTTAATCCATCAATTTGTGAAAGATGCACTTATGCAACGCAATGGAATGTTAAAAGTTTATTATGAAGATGATGAAAAGATAACCACATACAACTATTCAGGATTAACAGAAGATCAGTTAGCTGTTGCTCTGTTGGATGAAGATAGTGAGATATTGGAATTAACTGAAGATGAAAGTCAATCAGAAAATCCATTAGAACAAGAACCTACTACATACAGTGCAAAGATTAAGGTCACTGAGAAATGTGGAAAGATTTGTATTGATCCTGTAGCGCCTGAAGAGTTTAGGGTTAATACACAGCACAACAGCATTAGCTTAGTTAATGCTAGATTCACATGTCATATAGTCAACAAAACTATATCTGACTTAAGGGAAGAAGGGTACAAGGACGAAGATATTGAAAACTTAGTAAGTTCTGATCTATTAAGGTCTGCTTACAGGTTTAACTACCAGAATGAACCAACACAAGTTCCATCTGTATTAAGTTCAGATGATGCTAACAGATTAGTAGAGGTTACTGAGTGTTATCTAAAGCTTGATGTCAATGGTGATGGAATAGCTGAGTTAATGAAGATTACAGTGGCTGGTGTTGAAACTCCTACTGTTATCTTAAACAAAGAAGAAATAGATAGTGTTCCTTGGATATCAACTACCGCTATCTTGATGTCGCATAAGTTTCAAGGTCTATCTATATTTGACCGTCTGAAGTCTATCCAAGACAATAAGACCGCAATTATCCGTAATATTATGGATAACATGTATTTGCAAAATAACCAACGTAATGTTGTGCTTGAAGGTCAGGTTAATCTTGATGATCTTTTAGTATCAAGACCTGGTGGTTTAATCCGTGTAAAAAGAACAGATGCAATAATGCCATTGCAAACACCTGCCATTGGAGATGCTGCTTTTACCATGATGCAGTATCTTGATGAAGTTAAAGCCGGACGTACCGGTGTATCTGGCGATGGAACTGCTTCACCTGAAAACATTGGTAACGCAGTTGGCTCACAAGGTGTTGAGCGTATGATGAACGCCAAAGAAGAATTGGTCGGCTTAATCATTCGTGTTATTTGTGAAACTGGTATTAAACCTTTATGCAATAAGATTCGTGATCTTGTTACCATGCACGTTGATACAGTACAAGACTTTAAGTTTCGTGGGCAATGGGTAAAGGTAAATCCAGCAGAATGGGAAGAAAGAACAAGAAGTTCAGTAAGAGTTGGAACTGGAACTGGTGATACTAGAGCAAAACTTGCAGCCATACAACAGGTTCAGTTACTGCAAGAAAAGATTATGAGTATGCCAAATCAAACGCTTACTAATTCTAACAAGATATATGCCACTATAGATGACTTCTGTAAGTTCTCAGGATTAGACTCTGCTAATAAATATTTTGTTGATCCATCAAGTCCAGAAGGTCAGCAAGCAGCACAACAAGCGCAACAAACACAACAGCAACAACAGCAGGAAGCGCAACAGGCACAACTTGAGCAAATGCGTATGCAAGCAGAGCTGGCTAAATCAGCAACTACTACAGCAGAAGCGCAGATGCAAAATGTAGCTATCAAAGGTCAGGTTGAGTTAGGTAAGCATCAACGTGAAATGGAAAAACAATCATTTCAGATTCAGTTGGAGCAGTTAAAGGCTGAATTAGACAAAGCTAAGGCTGTTCAGATAGCTGAAAAAGATTTAGAAGATATAAAGTTTAAGTATGACCAGTTGTATGCTCAAACAGCACTTAAATTAACAGAGTTGGAATCATCATCAAATACATCTCAAGATGTTAATTATGAGCAGAACAGGAACAATATGTATGACGGTTGAAGATGAGATAGAGTTAGGTAATAGAGCAAGCAGAGCTTACTCAAATTACTTGGCTGATTATATTATTAAGAAAAATGCAGACTTATACAGGCAGTTTTTGTTTACAGATGATATAGAAAGTTTAAAATTGATAAAGGCTCAACAAAAGGCATTACAAATTATTGAGAATGATATAACTTCAGATATAGAAACTGGGCGACTAGCTCAACTACAAAAAGGAAATTAAAAATGTCAGACCAAGATACTACTTCAACGGCAGAGCTATCAAGCGAAGCTGGAAGCGTAAATATGGTGGATCAAATTGCTAACCTGTTATCAGGTGAACCAGAAAAAGAATCTGTTAAGAAGCCAGTAATTGAAGAATCAGAGGAGGATGATACCCAACCAGACGATTCTACCCAAGATACGGAAGAAGCAGATAATGAGGAAACAGATGATGTTGAAGAAACTGATTCTGATGAAGATGTCACTTGGGCAAATACACTTGGCATTGATGAAAAAAATGTAGTCCTTGATGAAGAAGGTAACTTAGCTGGAATCAATGTAAAGGTTGATGGAAAGGTAAGTACAGTTGGAGTTAAAGACTTGATTGCTGGATACCAAAGCAACAAGAGCAATACTAATAAATCAAAACAACTTGCTGATGAAAGGCGAGATTTTGATAGCATTAAGAACGCTGTTGCTAATGAGTATGTTAGAAAAATAGAAACAGTTAATAAACTGACACAGCATCTTAAAGATACCTTAATGGGGAGTTATAAGGATGTTGATTGGAATAGACTTAGAGTTGATAATCCTGGCGAATACGCTGCAATGGTTCAAGATTTCAATTTACGAAATAGTGAAATAGAACAAATTTCAAGTGCAGTAAATAATGAAATGCAGGGCATTGGTCAACAAATGACCGCAGAACAACAGGCTATTCAACAAGAGTATATTAAAAGTCAGGCTGATAAGGTCTTAGAGAAAAATCCTTCATGGGCAAAACCTGAAGTATTCAAAAAAGCTTTAACAGATATGACTGATTTTGTAGCAGATGCTTATGGTTTTACGCCAGAAGAGTTTGGTGGAATACAAGATGCTAGAATGTTAGAAGTGGTAAAAGATGCCATGAAATATCGTTCAAGCATAAAGAATGTTAAAACTAAACTTGATGTTAATTTACCTAAGTATCAAAAAAGCTCAGGAAAAACAACCAAATCAGTTACTAAACTTGATAAACTAACAAAGATTGCAAAATCTTCTAATGGTTATCAAAGACGTAACGCTGAAACTGATGCCGTAGCAGAGTTGCTCGGTGGATTATATAATTAATTTTTTAAAAGGGTATCGAAATGAGTACAGCTAACTTAGATGCAGCAACACTTAAAGGTGTTGTTCGTGGCGGTTTAATCCGTGAAGATGTAATGAACCAAATCTGGGATATTTCTAAAATCCCATTACCATTTACTGATGCGATTGGCACTGAAACTTCAGGCAATCCATACAAAGAGTGGACAACTGATGCACTTGCTGCACCAAACTTAACTAACGCTGTTATTGACGGCTCAGATGCTTCAGGTAACAACACTGTTACTGGCTTAAGAGTTGGTAATCATCACCAAATTTCTACTAAAGTTGTTCGTACATCTTTCAGAGCAGATTCTTCTGATGTGATTGGTCGTACTAAAGAGTTGTCTTATCAAATGATGCGTAGACAACAAGAGTTGCGTCGTGACGTTGAAGCTATTGCTTTAACTAACCAAGCATCTTTTGCTGATACTGGCTCTGCTGCTGGTAACGCTGGTGGTTTACCATCTTGGTTGACTACCAACTTCTCAGCTGGTGCAACTGGCGCAATCGGTGGCTTCCAATCTTCAGGTGTAACTCTAAAGCGTACTTATGGTACTGCTAGAGCGTTGACTGAAACTCTTGTGCGTGATGCAGTTCAATCTGTTTACTCACAAGGTGGCGATCCAACTATCATGATGTCAGTACCTGGTGTTATTCGTAGATTCAGCGAGTATTTATTTACTTCTTCTGCTCGTGTAGCAACATTGATGTCAGATCAAGGAAAATCAGCTTCTGCTGCAACTGCAATGGGTGCTGTGAATGTATTTGTAACTGACTTTGGTACTTTGAAATTAGTTCCAAACCGTTTGCAAATTCCTTACACTGGCACAGCTGGTTCTACAACTGGTGTTTATGCTTCTTCTGGCGTATCTGCTGACGTATTTATCCTTGATCCTTCATACTTGGCTATGTCTTATTTAAAAGGCTACAGAACTGAAGAATTGGCTAAAACTGGTCTTGCAGAAAACCGTCAAATGTCTGTTGATTGGACATTGATATGCAACACTGAGAAGTCACACGCAATCATTGGTGATATTACCATTGCATCTGCTGTAACTGCTTAATATTGATAGCCCACTGTAACAGGTGGGCTTTCTTTTATCTGAGGAATAAACATGGCTACAACAAAAGAAAAAGAAGTAAAACCAAAAACAATTAAAATTAAAAACATTTGGACTGATCCAATTAGTTTTGAAAGTGGTGTTATTGCACCAAACGCTGAAGGTGAAGTATCTTTAGCAGAAGCAGAAGCATTATCAGAATTTGTACAAAAGGTGTAAGCAATGGATAGTGTAATTA